TTGTTTTAACTCCAGTTCCACTATCTGATTCTGACGCAGGAGCATTTTTTAAACTTTCTGCTAATTTTTCTGCTTCTGTTTGAATTCTAGTAACTATTCTACTATCATCAAAAAATGTATCTGGATTAACTACATCAACATCCGTTAATGAAATATTTGTAGATGATCGTTGAGTATTTGAAGATTCTTGGACAAAAGCATTAATATCTTCTGTATCAGTAACTACTCCGAATGTAGAACCAGACAAATTATCTGTCACTTCATCAAATAATTCTAATATTCTAGACTGCTCTATTCTACTACCATCATCAAAAATCACAAATCCATTTCTTGTTTCTGCAACTGTTTTAATAGGCGAATCACTTAACAATTTATATTTATATTTACTTCCAACCATTTTCAATTAACATTTTATTTTATTTATTAAATTAACATTGTCCTATAACAAAAAAGCCTCTAAACGAGGCTTTTTTGTTTAAATTATAGAATTATAATTCTATAAATCATCAAAGAAATCATCTATCTCTTGATCAGATACTTCTGCGTTTGATGAAATTGAATCTTCTACTGCTGGAGCACTTGATACTGCGTTAGATGTGTTACTTTTAGGAGCAGTTGTTGTTGAAGCAGTTTTAGTAATACTAGCTGCTGCCATCTCAAATTCTCCATTAACGCCAGTTAAAAGACTAACAATAGCATTAACTCTAATATGATCTTCATCTGTCCAACGTTTAGGAGCAAACTTTTCAAGATCATATTCACGTTTAAGTAAAAATTCTTTAACTTTATCGCGTGCTTTAGTAGCAATAACCATTTTACCGTTAGATTCTTCTACTGGCATTGTTTTAAACTTACCATCTTTTGTAGATTTAATAGTCAACGGTCTCTTTTCAAGAAATTTAGAACTATCATAATTGTTCCACTCACCAACTTTTTTAACTACTAATAAAAAGTCTTTTCCTTCTGCTAAATCAAATACATTACACTTTTCACCATACATTCCCATTTTTTCTTCCTTAATCTTGTTGGCTATTTTAACTCCATATTGGAATATCATAATTTTACCTTCATTTTCAGGATGTTGTACATCTTCAAGAATAAGTACGTATGAATAGTAACCTATTGATCTATTAATTAAATTAGCTTTTGCTTGATCAGCAACACTTCTTGAATTATGAAGTTTCCAATATGTATTACACACTGGACATGTTTCTCCAAAATTCTTTGCACAATCTAATGCGCCATTTAACTCATCATGTCCTTCTATTTTAACATAATGAGTTAGTTTTTCCATAGCTGAGTCACCAACTGTTTCTTCACGAGTGAAATTTGGTAAAAATCTCATCTTTGCTACATATCCTTTATCAGGATCTCCATCTTTAGGATCTGGTCTAAAGATTCCGTCTTCATTTCTCTTCTTAGGTTCTAGGAAACTAAGCGTTGATTCACTGTCTAAATTAAATAAATCGTTTTGTGCCATAAATGCAATTAATTATTTTTTTATATGCTATTATTATAACATTCGTTTTTAAAAAGTTTTATTATTTTATACTAATAAATATTCATCTAAATTTTGTTTAAAATATAAAACTTTGTTATTTCTATATAAAATCTTTTTTTCTTTGTTAAGAATTGATACAGAAACAATTGTGTCTTCAGCTTTATCTGGCAAGTCATAATCTATAACTGCCATTTTACTGTAATTATTATTAGAAAAAAAGATTAAAAGTTTAGAACAAAAATACTCATTTAAGTTATTTTTAACTTTAACGTATTTACCATGTGATTTAATTAACTGTTTAAAGGAGGGATTAATGTTTAATATAATCATAATGCTCTTAAATATTTTTTATGCAATAAATGCTATTAAATTTGTAAATGCTCTTAAATATTATATTGTTGTTAAACGCTATAATTATATTATATATTAAAATTTACGTCTCCCTAACGCAAAAATTGACTACTTTGTAAAGCTCCTGTTCTTAAAATTTGAATTTGTAACACAATGGTACCCATTGATTTAACAGGTTCAATATATGTATCTAATACGCCTATGCCTGAATCTATTATTTCAGGTGTATTGTTTGTTTCGTCCATAATATTTTTATAGTCATATAGTCCTGATTTATTTTTATACACTTCACATATTTTATTTGCAGCAGTTACAATTCTGCGTCGAACTTCAGGTGTATTAAATTTCCATTGATAATTTAATAACATTTGCCGCATATCATATTCTAGTTCAATTAATAATTCTCTAACATTTATAAATTTAATTGCACTATTAAAACTATATGGTGTATTATTAGAATAAATCCAAAATTGTCCTTTTTTATTTGTTGTTAACGGATTTAAATGAAATTGATGTAATCTATTTAAATCGTCTTCATTAAAACTATATTCCAAATTTGCAACATCATTAACTAACCCGTATTTTATGCCTGCAACGGCAGACCATATTTCACGACCATTAGTAATATATTGCCATTTTTGTTCTACAAATGAACTAGCTACCCACGCAGCAGGAGGAATAGATATAACATGAGATGTATTAGCATCTTCAACAATTATATTTGGAAAGAAATATGATACATATGAACTTTCTTCTCCATCTAATAATTTAAAAACAAATGTATCATTATGTTGTTTTACTCCTCCACTTGTAAATAAATTAATATTAAAGTTTCCATTTACACTAAATGAAACATTAGGATATTTTATAAATTGTTTAACAGATGGTAAATTTAAAAATCCAAATGAATTATGCTCTTTACATATTTGAGCTAATGGACGTTTTATTGATGCATCATAACCAATTCCATATGAATCAACTAAATATCTCCATGTTATGTTATCTTTATTTGATATAGATTTAAATATGCCTGTGCCGGGTTTAATAATAGATAATATCTCATCTATTCGTTCATCTGTGCCATTAGGCATGCTACGATCAGTTATTGTAAATCCCTTAAAAAATGCTCCTTTATATGTTAAAATCCAATCATCTATTGGTAAATATAACTCAGCGATTTTTTCTTCTATTATTATATTTCCACTTGTAGATACATTTCTAGCAGCAAATCTTAAAATTGAAATAAATATTGAACTATCTGCTTTAACATATAAATATTTTCCTTCATCACCATATTTATGAACATCTATAATTTTACCTAAGTTTCTAATCAGCTCATCTTCATATTTAGGCATATTAGAATTAATACGTATTAAATCACCTACATTTACATTATTTGCGTATCTAGGATAATCTAACAATATAGTAAATTCATCAATAATATGTTCTATTTCTAACGTTTTATGATAATTTTCTTTTACAGTTGATCTAGAATATTTATATAAGTTATCTTTATGTTCATACTCCATTTTATATTGAACAATTAAATTTCCAGATTCTTCATCTAAACTGAATTCTAAATAATATTCTTTTGATGCATCATATATAATAAGTTCATCTAATTGTTCATTTACTAATGTTTCTTTAACTGTAAGTATTATATCTCCATTTATTTCTTCTTTATGCAAAACATTATATATTCCATCATTGTATTTTGTTTTAACTATGTATATTTTATCAGTATAATAATCAAGAACTGAATCAGAAAATGAAATTTTATGCTCGTAATTTTCAACAAAAAAATTAATATTTTGAACTTTATCAATTTCTTTAAAAATTCTATCACCTGTGTTAATTTCATTACTGTAATATTTTTTATATAATTCAGAATCCTGTCCAAATACACCACCATGCTCTAACATATATGGTAATGGACTTGTAGACGCTTTAGTTTCTTCTTGTAATAATAATTCATCATCATTAAAATATATTGATATATAACCATACATTAAATCAGCTAAACTAGAAATATTTGCGTCTTTATTTGTAATTTCAAGTGTTAAAATTATATCGTGACCATTTTCAATTATAGTGTAGTTTTCTATTACTTGTTTAGTTCCTCCAGCAGGAGATACTGTAGATGGTTGATCTAATATAATAGTTTTTCCAGCTTGTAATCGATTTATTAAATAGTGATATAAATAATATGTTCTATTTTGAATATAATCACCAGATATAATATTTACTGAATTTTTAAATATAATATTTAACATATACTGCGGCAAATTAGTATTATCTAATACTATTTTATTTAAAGCAAGCGGATCAGTCGCAGCTTTAAACGCAGGAACCCAACCAGGAATATAAGAATTTGTAATAGACATATCATCTTCAGTTGTTAGTGTTAT